CCTTTGTATTGGCTCGCCGTAGATGGGACGAAACTGTTGATAGAACAGGGGGCGAGTTTATAAACGAGGGTAGTAGGCCAATGGAAGGGGATTTATTATTCTTCCCAAAAACTGCCTCACTATTTGAAATTAAGTATGTAGAATTTCAAAATCCATTTTATCAATTAGGTAAAATTTACACATTTAAATTACAATGTGAATTGTTTGAATATAGTGCTGAAGAAATTGAAACAGGCATTGGTAATATTGACCAAATACAAGACGACAACTCTGTTGACCAATTGTTGTTCCAATTTAATCTTGAGACTGGTGACCATTTAGTACTAGAGGATGGTGGGTTCCTAATTAAAGAAGATTATGCTCTCAAACCAGGGGTTGCAGGAGATAATGCAGACTTTGATACACTTGAAGTGGCTAGTGATATTCTTGACTTCTCAGAGTCCAATCCGTTTGGAGAGTTATAATGTTTAAGGGTAAACAATTTTATCACCAGCATATACGCAAAGCTATTATTGCATTTGGTACAATCTTTAATAACATTAATATTGAGCGTAAAGATTCAACTGATACACAAGTACAAACTTTGCGAGTGCCTTTAGCATATTCAACTAAACAAAAGTTTCTAACTCGTATTGAACAAACACCAACAGTCGAAAGTCGCGGTGATATAGCAATGATTCTCCCTAGAATGGGGTTTGAATTGTTGGGACTTACTTATGATTCAACTAGAAAAGTAAGTGTGCTACAAAAACACCGTAAGACAAACAGCTCAGATGCATTATCAGTAAATACTCAATTTGTATCTACTCCATATGATTTGACAATTGCATTATATGTCTTTGCTAAAAATCAAGATGATGGGTTACAAATATTAGAACAAGTTTTACCTTACTTTAATCCAGACTTTAACATTACAATTAATGATCTACCTGAAATGGGTATAACTAGAGATATTAAGATTGTATTGGATTCAGTTGGATACGAGGATAATACTTCAGGTACATTTGCAGATAGACAAAGTATTATATGGACTTTAAGTTTTACTTTGAAATTAAACTTCTATGGGCATGTCGCTGACCAAGGTATTATTCGTAAATCAATTGCATCTGTTTTTCAAAATCCAGATATGATTGGTCCGAGAGTAAGACAGCAATTCAGTATTGGTAATACAACGGCAACTGCCACCGCAACACTGACGGGAGATGAGGTTACTTCTATTACTGTCACATATGCAGGGTCTAACTATACTAAGGAACCTAATGTCACACTGACGGGCAATGCAAGGGCACATGCGGTAATGTCAGGGGATAAAATAGCAAATATAGTTATTGATGATGCAGGCAGTGGATATACTGAGGCACCTACAATTACCATTGAAGCACCCGATGATGGTATTCAAACAATAGATGATGCATATAGATTTATTGAGGAGTTTGATACAACATATGAATAAAGTATTTGACGCATTGGATAAGACTTTTGGCACCATGACCAAAGCAGAAGAAGTAAAGACTCCTGTAATACCGGCTGGTGAAAGAGACGAACAACTTGAAAGTGATTTTCAGGAAGCTAGGGGAGCTCTTAAAAGAGCAATGGCTTATAGTGAATCAGCCGTACAAAGTGCTTTAGAGGTTGCACAAAATAGTGACAACCCTAGAGCATATGAAGTAGCAGTACAAGCTATTAAAGTAATGTCTGATCAAGCAAAAGATGTAATGGACATTCAAGACAAAAAACAAAAAATAGATAAAGTAGATGGCAAGGTAGCCAACAAAATCGAAAATCAAACAAACATCGTATTTAATGGAAGCACATCTGATTTATTGAAAGCAATTAAAAGTGAACAGGATGTGATTGAACATGAGCCTACAGATAGAAAAGACTGAAGTATCCTCTTATCACGGTAACCCCAATCTAAAACCAGTAGGGTATACCCATGAATGGACAAAAGAGCAAATTGCTGAGTACATGAAATGTGCCGACAATCCTATCTATTTTATCGAAAATTATTGCCAAATTGTTACACTAGATAAAGGACTACAACCTTTTAAACTTTACGATTGTCAAAAGCGTAAAGTAGATTTCATTATGAATAACAGACGATGTATTCTAATGGAAGGTCGCCAGCAAGGTAAGACTGTTACTGCCGCCGCATGTATTCTACACTACATCATATTCCAAGATAGTAAAACTGTAGCCATCATGGCTAACAAAAGTAATGCGGCTCGTGAAGTGTTATCTCGTTTACAGATAATGTATGAGAACTTACCTTTGTGGATGCAACAAGGTGTTAAGACTTGGAACAAAGGTGATGTTGAATTAGAAAACGGGTCAAGGGTATTTACTGCGGCGACAACATCATCAGGTATTCGAGGTAAGTCTGTTAACTGGTTGTATATTGACGAAGCGGCAATTATCCCAAACAATGTTGCGGATGAATTCTTTACTTCTGTTTATCCTACTATTTCTGCTGGTGAAACAACAAAGATTCTACTTACATCTACTCCCCTTGGATATAATCACTTCTGGAAATTCTGGAATGAATCTGAGAAGGGTAAAAATGGATTTAAGAATATGTTTATCCATTATTCAGAGATTCCAGGTAGAGACGATGTGTGGGCGGAACAACAACTACAACTTCTAGGAGAATTAAAATATAACCAGGAAGTATTGTGTGAGTTCTTAGGTTCTAGTAATACACTTATCAATGGTAAAACTCTTGCAGTACTAAGCTCTAAAGAACCCGAGTATTTTAAAGACGGGCTTTCCATATATCAAGAACCCGAAAAGGATAAATACTATGTTATAAGTGCCGATGTTGCAAGAGGTATTGGCGGAGACTATTCTGCATTTGTTGTTGTGGATGTCACTGCAATGCCCTATACAGTAGTGGCAAAGTATAAACATAATAAAATATCTCCTCTGCTATACCCTAATATATTGGATAAGGTAGGCCGGGATTATAACAATGCATTTATTATGGTTGAGTCCAATGATATTGGACAACAAGTATTGGACATATTACACCAAGAAAATGAATATGAAAATATATTTACAACTGTTACAGAAAATGGTAAACAATATATTTCACCTGGTTTTGGTAAGGCGGCACGATTAGGCGTTACTACATCTAAAGCAGTCAAAAGACAGGGGTGTTTTGCGTTTAAAAGTTTAATGGAAGAAAGAAAACTTCTTTTATTTGATGCGGAGATAATACAAGAACTATCAACATTTATTGAAAGAAGTGGCACATTTCAAGCAGATGAAGGTTACAATGACGACCTTGCTATGTCATTGGTATTATTTTCGTGGGTAACAACCAATCCATTCTTTGCAGATTTAACAAATGTTAATGTAAGAGAAGGAATATACAATTCAGAAATGCGTATGATTGAGAATGACTTAACACCTTTTGGTATTATTGATGATGGACAACAGCCTGAGATGGAAGTGATGGGCGGTGACCTGTGGATACTAGAATAGCAAAATTAAAGATATTATAAATAATTTAAGTAATTCGATAATATAACAACGCTTAACTAATTCGAGGAGAATAACATGGCTTTTCAGCTTTCCCCAGGCGTTCTCGTACAGGAACAAGATGCTACTAATGTAGTCCCAGCGGTTGCAACAACCATTGGTGGCTTTGTTGGTAACTTATCTTGGGGTCCTGCAAGAGAAATCGTTTCGATTGACGGAGAAAATAATCTTGTCGATCGTTTCGGCAAACCAAACGATACAACTGCTCAAGACTTCTTAACTGCATCAAGTTACCTAGCATATGGCTCGGCACTGAAAGTAGTACGAGAAGTAGGAGCCGCCGCAAGAAACGCGGTAACATCAGGTACTGCGGTACTTATTCGCAACGATGATGAATATGATGCATCATACGCCGCGGGTGAAGCGGCAGTAGGTGTATGGGCAGCCAAGCATCCAGGTGCACTCGGTAATAGTATCAAAGTTTCAATGGCTGATCTAGGAACCTTTACTGCAACTTCTGTTTCATCTATTGCTGTTACAGCAGGAGGTAGTGGTTATACTTCGGCACCAACTGTTACTATTGCCGCACCAGATGTAGGTGCAAATACCGCTACTGCAACAGCAACTATTTCAGGTGACGCTGTTGATGCTATCACAGTAACATTTGCAGGTGCTGGTTACGCATCTGCGCCTACTGTAACAATTTCAGGTGGTGGTGGTTCAGGCGCAACTGCTACAGCTACTCTAACAACTGACTGGACTTATAGAACACAGTTTGACTATACGCCAACTACTACCTCTTTTGGTACTGTAAACGGTGTTGTAGGTGACGAACTTCACATTATCGTTATTGACGAAGATGGTGCCATTACAGGCAAAGCAAATACAGTACTTGAGAAGTTTGCAGGTGTATCTAAGGCAAGCGATGCTAAAGATGATAACAACCAATCTAACTACTACAAAGATGTAATTAACCAAAGATCCAAATGGATTCGTTGGATGGACCATCCTACTGCTGGTACTAACTGGGGTGTTGCAACTTCAGCGGCAACAACTTACGCTTACCTTGATGATAGTGATGCAGACATTACTGTTTCACTAACAGGTGGTGTTGATGCCAGCCCTGCTGATGCTGACCTACAATCAGGCTATGCATTGTTTGCAAACGACGAACTGGTAGATATTAACCTTATTATCGCTGGCGGTCATAGCCAGGTTGTTGGTGATTATATCATCGACAATATAACAGACATTCGTAAAGATTGCTTGGTGTTTATTTCACCTCAAAAAGCAAGCGTAGTAAATAACTCTGGTTCAGAAGTAACTGATTCAGTTAATGAATTGTTGCAATATACTCGTTCTTCTTATGCTGTTATGGACAGTGGTTGGAAGTATATGTATGACAAGTACAATGACAAGTATCGTTGGGTTCCATGTAACGCCGACACTGCTGGTTGTTGTGTTGTTGCAGATTTAGAGGCTGATCCTTGGTTCTCACCTGCTGGTTACAACCGTGGCGCAATTAAAAATGCAGTTAAACTTGCATATAGCCCAGGACAAGCAGATCGAGATACACTGTATAGAAACGGCATCAACCCAATTGTAGGCTTCCCAGGAAACGGAATTGTACTATTTGGTGATAAAACTCTACTTGCTAAACCAAGCGCATTTAACCGTATTAATGTTCGTAGATTGTTCATTACGGTTGAAAAGGCAATTGCAACAGCCGCTAAGTTCCAACTGTTTGAATTCAACGATGCATTTACAAGAGCACAGTTTACTTCATTGGTTGAACCGTTCTTGAGAGATGTACAAGGTCGTAGAGGCATTTATGACTTCCGTGTAGTTTGTGACGAAACAAACAATACTGCGGCAGTTATTGATGGTAACGAATTTAGAGCAGACATTTACATCAAACCAACCCGCTCCATTAACTTCATTACACTGACATTTGTTGCAACACGAACAGGTATCAGTTTTGAAGAGCTTGGCGCCTAATATAAATAATTCAATAAGGAGAATTAAAAATGAATATTGAAGAATTTAAAGCTAGGCTAGGCGCAGGTGGAGCGAGACCTAACCAGTTTAGAGTGTCACTGGCTTTTCCAGGTTATGTTACTGGAGTAGATACTAGTTACAGTCTATTGGTTACTGGCGCGGCGCTTCCTGCTTCTAATGTTAACCCAGCTATCATTCAGTACAGAGGTCGTGAGATTAAACTTGCTGGCGAAAGAATTTTTGATCCTTGGACAATTACCGTTGCCAACGATACAAACTTTTCTCTCCGTCGTCCATTTGAAGAGTGGATGAACGGACTTAATGATAGGGAAGGTAACACTGGTATCCTAACTCCTAGTCAATATCAGGCAGATATTATTGTAGAACATTTGGACCGCAATGATGAAGTACTGCCAGGTGGTAAATATACTTTAAAAAATGCGTTCCCAATTAACATGTCTGAAATTGCATTACAGTATGCACAGAACGACATTATTGAGGAATTTACGGTGACCTTCCAATACACACATTATGATGTAGTCTAATCTCATCTTAATGTAGAGGAAAAATATAATGGAATTATTTGGTTTTGAAATCAAGAGGGCAAAGGCTGCGGCGACTGAGAAGTCGTTCGTGGCTCCTTCTGACGATGGTGCGGTCGAGAGTATCCGTGCAGGTGGCTATTACGGTACATATTTTGATGTTGAAGGTATTGCGAATACTGAAGAACAATTAATCAAAAGGTACCGTGATATCTCAATGATGTCTGATGTAGATATGGCAATTGAAGATGTTGTTAATGAATCAATTGCAAACTTAGACGATGAAAAACCTTTAACATTGAATACAGACAGTGTTAAAGTATCTGCAAATGTTAAAAAAGCAATGCATGAAGAATTTGAACATGTATTACGGCTTGTAGATTTTAACACACGGGCACAGGA